ATTTCGCCAAAGGCTAAACTCAAGGTGGTGAGTGGATCAGTCTTTGCCAGCGCACCTGCTGCCCCACCATAGGCATCTTTGAGAACATCCATTGCGCCTGCAAAGTCTTTTGTTTTAACAATGCCATCACTTAGTGGAATCCCAAGTTTTTTGAGTGCGCCAACATTTCCTGTTGTGGCCTTTGCAATTGCAATTGTTACAGTTTGTAAATCTTTACCCGTTGCCGCACTGGTATCAAGGGCAATGGCTTGAAGTGCCTGAGCCTGTGTTAAATCTTTTGTGGCAACCAATAGGGCTGAAAGAGATGGGCGAAGGGCAGTGTCTGAAACATTGACCAATAACTGTTGCTTGGTTATGTATTCTTCAATTGAGGCAATGGCGGCATCACTGGCACCAACTGTATTGCGCAAAGAATTAGCAAGAACAACCTGAGATTTCTGATCCTCTAAGGCTGCCTTAACCGAATCAACGCCCATTTTAATTGCAAAGGCTGCCGATGCTGCTGCTGCAATTCCAAATGATTTGATTGCTTTTTTAGCAAAGGCATCAAAGTTTTTGCCAAGTTTGTTAATATCTTTTGATGCAGCTTTTGAGCCTTTATCGGAATACTGAGTAAGTATGCGAGCAACAATTGAACCAACTGCCATTTGTTATGCTCGCTCTCTGTTTAAGTGTGTCTGTAATTCTTTTTTGGCATCATCTAGTGCTTTTGCAACATTAGCTTGGATTTTGTCTGCATCTTTATCAACTACGCGCCAAACCAAGCGTGAAGCCTTACCAAATCTGTTGCCAAGTGTTCGCAAAAACTGCCCACTTGAATCTTGGGCAGTCATTCTTTTTGTGCCTGAAGCAATGCGCCCCGCAACTTCAAAGATTGATCCTGCTGCAGATTTGTTGAGCAAGGCACCGGCGCTGGTTGTGTAATCGCCACGAACCTTGCCCTGCGCTTTGGTCTTAGTTATTTTGCTGCGAATTTCACCAGCATCCCAACCAGGCCAACCTGCACCACCGCGAGTGGTTTTGCGTGGACTTGCTGCATCTGATTTACGCCAGCCACTCATCGGCGGTTGAAAATCAACCAATCCTTTGGCATCGCGCTCTGCCCCTGCAAGTTCAGTGTTGATAACTTTGTTGAAGCGTTTAACGGCATCCTTATCAAATTCTTTTAAGGCAGCAAGGGTTTCCTTGATGCCACTGAGAACAATAACCTGTTCAGCCATTTATTTGCTCCGCGCTTTATTTCGTTCCTTGAGAAATATAATCATTGCTTCCAAAATGCCATCAGGTGCATCCATTAAGTCAATCGGTGAAATCCCCGTTTCCACCGAAATAGCCGCCAAAGAATAAGTTAGGCTATCTCGGTGGATTCGAAAGAATCGTTTGCCACCAACTCAACTGAAATCAGATCATCTAAGAAATCAGGGCCAAATGGTTTTACAACCTTGCCATTAGCTTTAAGAATTTCGTGGCCTAGAAAATAAATATGTTCTAGTTTCTGTTCTTCGCCAAGTAGCTTTGCAAAACCCTTGCCGTATTTCTGCTCAAAAGCAACGATAATTCTTGGCGTTAATGAATAAGTGCCTTCGAAACCATCTTTGGTTTTGACCTTAACTGATAATCCATCCATTTGTTTCCCCCTAAGTTAGTTATGCAGTTGCTTTTGTGATTGTACCTGAAATTGGAAAAGTTGTGCTTGCAGTTGCTAGTTCGCCCACGCCACCTGAAAGTGGTTGCCACTCTGAAATGAGCGCTGAGAATGAGTAACTTGGATTTGTAGGGCCAACTGTTGTTGCAACTGGCTTAACAACTACTGTTACTGCAGTGCCAAGAAGCGGATAAATCGTTGCTTCCAATGCGCTTGTTGCATAATCTTGGTTCCATTCAAAGGAAACTGAATTATCCTGCAAGCCTGCAATGCGCTTTTTTGCAGTATCGCCAAAACCTGTGGTTTCAACAATATCGTATGAAGTATTGAGCGTAATGCTGGTGCAATATGTGCTGAGATCGGTTGTACCAAATACAACTGATGCGTTAGTTAATACGATGCGTGCCATTTATGCAGTTGCCTTTGTGATAGCGCCTGAAATCGGAAAGGTTGTGCTTGCGGTTGCAAGTTCTCCAACGCCACCTGATAGTGGCTGCCATTCAGAAATCAATGCAGTAAAAGTGTATGAAGGTGATGTTGCACTTGTTGTTGAAGTAGGTGATACAACAACTGTTGTTGTATTTCCAAGCAAAGGATAAATTGTTGCCTCAACAAGTGAAGTGCCGTAATCCTGTGTCCATTCAAATGAAACAGAATTATCCTGCAATCCAGCAACGCGAGTTTTTGCAGCCGTTGAGGAAAACGCAGTTGTTTCAACAACATCTGTGGTTGTGTTGAGTGTTACGCTTGTGCAATAGTTGCTCAGGTTAACACCGTTAATTGTGATTTTTGCATCTGTTAATACTAAACGGGCCATTTATTTTGCTTCCTCTACTGTTGCTGGTTTGATTGGTGCATTGCTCTTGAGGTGATCGCCAGCAACAAGTGCCTCTGCGTTCAATCCAAGTTCAAGCAATTCTTTTTCGGTGATTGCCTCACCCTTTTTCTTCGCCTCAAAATTATCTGAGGTAACTGTGTAACTCATTTTTCTCCTTATCCCCAAACGGTTAGGCGGTAACGGTATGAAAGAAACTCAACATCACCTGATGCGTAAGTTCCAGCTTCGGCTGATGTAACGCGCAAGGTGTCGCAAGCGCCACCAAGAGTTCTATCTGATTCAATTGCTGCCTTGATTGAGTAGTCACCGGCTCCGGCAAGGTACTTATCAAGTTCGTTTTGGCCGGTTCTATCTGAAAAGCGTTGAACCAAAACAACAACATCAAGGTTTGCCTGGTCTAAACCACGGCCATTATTGAGATCAAAGGTAAAATCCAACTGCCCTATAACGGCAGCAGGTGCCACTGCAGGTGATGGGATTAGGTCATAAACACGCATCCCCTGAATCGCCTGCAGGTTCGTTTTTAAGCCATCTCTAACTTCGCTGGGTAACATTACTTGGCCAAGCCGTTATTCTTGCGCATAGGGCGCAGCAGTGCCTCAACATCGGCATCTAATTTGGCAGCCAATCTGACTGTTCCAATATCGGTTGAGCCTGCAATTCCAAATGGTGACTGACGGCGCAGGAATAGGCGTGAAGCCTGAATTTGAGCAGCAGCGTTAACCTCAACAGGAACGGCTGACCAGCCAAAAATACCTTTAACCCGTACTGATTGAGGCAGGGTAAATGGGAAAATATAAGCGCCAACGGCCAAGATTCGACTCAATGGCCAACCGCGTGAAGGATTGTTAACTGGTTCATACATTGCATCTGTTGCAGTCCAAACAGTTCCGTATGTTTGGTCAAAATTATCATCTGTTGCGATTTCGCTAATGCTCACAAAATCATCTACTGAAAGTGACCATTCATTTTGTGGGGTGTAATAGCGAGTTGCTGGTGTTCCAACTGATCCATCTTTGTAAAAGAAACGGCCACAGTAATCATCAATCATTCGACTTGCTGCAGAAATGGCAATTTCAATGGCTGCATTGTCAATTGAATCATCAATGTTTAATGTCGATTTAACATCGTTAAGTGTGCAATAGCCGTTAGTGATTGCCACGCTTTATTCTCGTTTCTACTTTGGGAATCATTGCCCGTTCCAATTCAGGAATGGCGGTGGTGGTTTCCTTTGATTTTACCTTAATTCTTAAAATTCTTTTTATGCGTTCCATATATCGTGCTGCCTATCGTCTAACCAGTAGCTCTTTGAGTGAGGCAGAATTGCGCCAGTGTGGGCATAAATTGGAAATCCAAGTGAGCGAATACGCCGGCAAAACTGTAAATCTTCGCCAATCCAAATTCCATCAATCGGGCCATCCCAAAACCAACACCAATCTTGCCCCTGGTGTGGGTCTGCATCTGCTCTCATTGCTTCAAGAACACTGCGGTGAATAAGCAAGCAACCTGTTCCTGCTGCATCTACTTCAAACAATGAATCTTTATCATAATTGTTTAACGGCAAGAAACCTTCGGGGGCATCTTGAAAAATCGTTGGCACCGGCTTTGGATAAGGCTGGCCAGTATCAAAACTAGCAAAAACCAATCCTGCAATAACTGGGCGTTCTTTATCGTGTGCTGCCTCAATTAACTTATCAAATGATGCTATTGGCAACTGCTCATCTGAATCAATCATTAAAAGCCAATCAGATTTGGTGCTAAGAAATTCTTTGACCAAGCGATTGCGTTGCTTTGAAAGTAACCCTGAGCCTTTAATTCGTATGAATGGCCCAAGTTGTGATGATCGTGCCTGTGTCAATTGAATTAGGCTATATGCAAAACCACCATTAACCGTGCCTGGGTCACAAGAACCAATTGAAACTTTATGTGCGCTTTTCATAATCCCCCGATTATTTAAGAAGTGTGGGTTGGGCTAGTCGGGGGAAACTAACCCAACCCACACAATTTTTAACTTTCGATTAGAAAGTAGGAACTACTAAACCAGTACCGCTGATAATTGAAGCGGCCTTTGGATAACGCTCTGCAGTAAATGCGCCGAAGCCATAAACAACAGTTTTGATTGTTAATGAACCTGCAGTTGTTGCATCGAATGAGAGTGAGAATGGTGAACCAGCCTGCTCCCATAGGTGCATTTCAGGTGCTGCAACGCAGTAGATTTCATCTTGATTTGTTGCTGCGCCGTATGCAGTACCAACGCTTGCATCAGTAATAACTGGAAGGCCAAGAATTGTGTAACCTGAGTTACCGTATCCTGGAAGTCCAGCGCCTGCTGCCATTGTGTTCATTGGTGCGTGATTTGAAGGCAATGCCAATGGGCGGCCTGTTGTATCTGATGCAGCCAAAATGTAAGCTAGGCGGCGTGGGTGCATTATCCAGTGTGTTGGAGCAATGAAAACATTGCTTTCAACTTGCTGGTAAGCATCTGCCAACTTTGAGTAAAGAAGCGCAACTGTTGGTGATGTTGCAGTGTAAGTGATTGCATTTCCACCAGCAGCACGGATTCCCTTCATTTGGCCGTTTGAGCCTGTTCCGTTGAGAACCTGTGAGTCAACATTTGTGTGCCAAGCGCGGATTAGATCAGCAACAACAAATGTGTCAATGCCTGTTCCACGCTCAATTGCTTGGCGTGATAGGTCTTGCTGACCAGCAATTGTGCGAACATCAATTGTTAGTAGTGTGTCATCTGAATCAGTATTTTGAACTGCAGTGTTCTGAGTTTCTTGTACCGCAGTTGCAGTTCCAGTAGTCATACGGGAAATGTTTAGTGTCATTCCTGATGCTGGTAGTGCGTGCTTTGATGTTGCGAAATCTGCAGTTGGACGGCCTGCGCGAGCAAAAGGTGCTGCTAGGTCAACCAAATACTGTGGAACAACAAGGCCAGCGAAGTTTGATGTATCAACTGCACGGCGCTCAATTGCTTCTTCCTTTGTGTGGCGTGCTAAACGCTCTGAAGCTGAATAGTCACCCTTGAATTGTGCGTTGAACGCATCCTTCACAAATGAAACCTCAGATTCAGGTGT